AAAAAGAGAAATTATTGATTATGGTTAGAAATAGCAACGTTGAGGCAAAACGTGAACTTTTAATAAGATTATATAACAAACAAATTTAAGATTAAGATGGCAAAAAAGGGGTTATTTACAACAGCATCTTTTGCTTCTCAATTACCAGATACGAGTATTGAGGTGCATGAAGAGCATCATCGTCTATTCTTTTGGCTTATGCACGAAAGAATGGCTATTTGGAAACGTAGGTTTATTGATAAGAAAGATAGACCTTGGACTGATAACGAAATTCTGCGTGATTATAAGTTCACGAATGTTTATAGAGAGTTAGACCGCAACAGTCAGTGGCAGATTAAGAATATATTGCTTGACGATACTTTGAGTTTGAAGAATCTTATTTGGAAAATGATGGTTTTCCGTTTCTTCAACAATCCAGAGACGTTTGAGTTCAATCCTAAAAAGAATCAAGTTGCTATTCAAGGTGATTTATTTGGCGCACCAGTAAAAAGCGGTTTGAAACAAGCGGAGAAATTTTCAGACCTTATTCCTGCTACTAAATGGCGTAACGGAATACCAGATTATGATGAGTATGATGAAGACGAGTTTGCTAAGTTTATTGCAGGGGTGCGTAGCAGTGGAATGAATCCTTATACCACCGCTTACCTTATTAACTCTCAGGCAACGCCAGGACAGCCACGAGATTATTGCTATACGCGTGTAGTTATTCCAACTCTTCATAAGAAGATTCCCGAAATAATAAAAATAGTTCTTAAAGCAAAAAATCCTGAAGAAATTATAGGTTATTTAACCAAGATGCCTGCCGTTGCTGATTTTATTGCTCATGAGTTCTATCAGGACTTTACTTATATACCTAAGTACACCGATAGAAAATTCATGAAATTCGACCAAAACGATTTCACAAACGTTGGACCAGGAGCAAGTATTGGTATTCGTTTGATATATCCTTCAATTGATAGCGTTAAGGGTCAAAAGGAAATGATTTATAGATTGAGGGATGAAGCACCTAAAATGCTTAAGCAAATAGCGAAGTCTAAGGGTGTTCCAACGTATTATGTAAATTGGGATAAGGAGAATAAATGTTATGAATTGGTTGACGATTGTAATATCACTCTTCATCAAATAGAAATGTGGCTTTGCGAGTTCCAAAAGTATTGGAAGATGACTATTAAAACAGGAAAGCAGCGTTCAAGATTTGAGCCGACAACTAAAGGTATTATTGTTGAAAATGATAAATAAGAAACTTATTGATTTACAAGACCAACTTGATTTTGATTACGATTTAGTAAGCATTGAGCTGGATACTTGTCCTAAGAGATTGAGATACATATCGTCATCAGACCTTGATGACGCTGTATCTAAAGACGCTTTTGATGAGTTTTATAATAACATTAAGAATAATGAAGCTGTTGTTGTTAGTTTTGATAACAATACGGATATGTATGAAATAACAGAAACGGCTTTAGTTATTATTTTACATGAAAGTCAAACTGATAAATATATTTTATTCGATATTCAGGATGCGAAGAAAGTAGAGAACATGATTTTCAAGGCAAGGTAGTTATAGCAGTTATAATTAAATCAAAGCGTTTCATTTTAGTAATCATAAATTATCAGAAGTATGAAAAGTATTGTTATTGTATTAACCATTGGCGGTGTAGCACAAAACGCTATTCTGAAAACAAACGATGATGGGAATAGTCAGAATTTCACTATTATGCAGGTACAAAAACCTGCTGGTTTGAACGCAGGTGTTTTCCCGTTCCGTTATGGCGATGTATGCAACATCAAGGACGTTCTTGATAAACTGGCGTATTTGAAGGCAACTGGAGACCTTACTATTACAGCAATCTATAAAGAGGATGCTTATGGTAAAACCGAAATTACCTCATCTTTGCCAGTAGTTAAGAAAGTAACTGTCAGCGTAACTAACGAGGGAGCCAAACTTACTATTAACGGAGAAGTTCAGAAAGGATTATCTTGGGTAGGTATTTTAGCAAAGGGTGAAAGCGTAACTTATAAAGCAGAACTTGAGGGATATGTAACTCAGGAGAGCACTCTGACCGTCACCACAAGCGACATTACTCAGTCAATTACTCTTGTTGAAGTTTAGTGTAATAATCTGTAACTTTGATATTAGATTGACGGCAGCGACTGATAAAGTTTCTGCCGTCTTTATTTTATTAAGATTGTTAACAGTTATAAAGTCGTTAAAATAAATAACGTAAAAATTGTAAAAATGCCTTCATATGCAGACCAATTGAAAGCGGTGGAAATGGCAGAACAGAAGTTGGTTGCCAAGCGTTTTAGGCTGATAGAAAAGGCTGCTAAATCAGATAATCCTACTGATATGATTGCAGCCGCTCAGACTATAACAAAAATTCAAAATAGACCGCAAGAAAACGCGAAAGCGTATTTTATAGACCCATTGCAGTTTAGTGCTAATTTGGGTTACAAGGACAAGATGTTTTCGCTAACTTACACAACTTTGCGTAGGATGTCGAAAACACCGATTATTAACTCTATCATCAAGACCAGAAAAAATCAAATAGCTGATTTTGCTGAACCTCAGGCTGACCGATACAATACTGGATTTGTGATTCGCAAAAAGCCTAAGATGGGCGTTGACCAAAAGATGGATGATAAGGATAAAAGGATAGCAAACGCTATTACCGATTTTATCATGAATTGCGGAGGTCAAAGTTCTTGGACAAGCGATGACTTTGATACATTTATTCGTAAGATAGTTGAAGATTCTTTAACCTTTGACCAAATGACGTTTGAATGTGTTCGTAATCGCAGAGGAAAGTTGGAATATTTTGTAGCAACAGATGCTTCGACTTTTCGTATGGCTGAAAGTGCCTTTCGTACCGATTATGAAAATTCTTTTTTTCATCGTCTGGGTTCTGGTGTTTATGCAGAAGAAAACCTAAAAAATCTTGATAAGAAAGTTAATGGCTATTATCCTCAATATGTTCAGGTTTATCAATCTGCTGTTGTTAATGAGTTTTATCCTTGGGAATTATGCTTTGGTGTTCGTAATCCAAGTACATTTATCAATGCTAATGGTTACGGATGTTCTGAACTTGAAGATTTAATCAACGTTGTCACATCCTTACTTTGGGGTGATGAATATAATAGACGTTTCTTCAGTCAGGGTTCTGCTCCAAAGGGTTTGTTGCGAATTAAGAGCGGAATGAACGATAAAACGCTTCAACAATTTAAGCAACAATGGCAGGCCATGATTAGCGGTGTAATGCAGTCTTGGAAAACGCCAGTTGTTGAGGCAGATGTAGATTGGATTGACCTTCAAAAGAACAACCGAGACATGGAATACACGTCTTGGATGGAATACCTTATTAAACTCGCTTGCGCTATTTATTCAATAGACCCCACTGAAATTGGTTGGGATATTAGTCGTAGCGGAGGAAATAGTGGTTTATTTGAAGGAAGTCAAGCAGAGAGATTGCAGCATTCAAAAGATAAGGGTTTGTATCCTATTCTGAAATTCATTCAGAGAAAGATTAACAAGTATATCGTTGAGCAAATAAATCCTGATTTTGAGTTCGTATTCATGGGATTGAACGGAATGACTATTGAAAAAGAACTTGAAATGGATACCAAGAAAATAAATTCATTCGCAACGATTAACGAGATACGTGAAAAGTGGGATATGGAGCCTATTGAAGAAGTTGGCGACCTTATTGAAAATTCTGTATTCTTCCAAGCGTATAATCAAAAGAAGCAGGCAGAAATGACTCAACAGCAACAGCAGATGCAGGGCGGTGGTAATGCGTTTGATGAATACGAAGAAAATAATGATGAGGATGAAGACTGGAATCCCTTTGAAGAATATGAGAATGGTGATAACGAGGATGAGGAAGCATCTGAAGAATCGTCTGAGGAAGATACCAGTAACGAAGAAGAAAAAGCCGATAGCAACATTTTCGTAAAGGCTTTTGAGAGTTTTCTTGAAAAAGAAGAATCAATAAATAAAGAATAATATGGCACAAGGTGATACAAAAAATGTAGGAACGATAGCAGCGTTATGGGTTGCTGCTACCGCTCCAACTAACACGAAACTTATTTGGTATGATACTGCTAATAGCACCCATAGGACTTATAACACATCAACTGGTCAATGGGATGCTTTAACACCTCAGTCTGTAACCAATACAACTCTATCTGCGCTAACAACTGCCGCTCAAAGTGGATTACCAATAGGTAAGTTCTATTATCTTACTGATATTGG